TACATTAATAATCGTGATGACAATAAATAATTCTTTGGCACAAGACGCAATTGTTTTGCCACAAGGAAAAGCTGCGCCATATACGGGGCTACTTCTTCCTGAGCAAAAAGCAGCCGAATTATACAACGATTTATATAAAAATAAACTATTGACAGAATCTTATGAAAAATCAATAGAACTATACAAGAAGAACGAATTTCTTTCCGACAAGAAAACATCAATTTTACTGGAACAAAATGATAAATTAGCAGACTCTTTACAAAAACAAAGGTCAGTTAATAACTGGGAAAAGATTATTTGGTTTGGATTGGGTTTTATTTCGGTCGGGATGGGAATCTATGGCGTCAAGGCAACAACTACCAAATGAACAGTCAATAGAAGATTTATTAAAAATAGTAGAAAATAATAAAGAAGAGAACATTACCGGAGTAACCGACGATGTTCTTTCTTTTATTTTACATTTCAACATATTGCCCGGCGAGCAGCTTGTTTTACAAAGCGCAATTTATGAGCTATACTATAATTGGTCTAAAAATCCAGTAAATAAAATTTCGTTTGGTATTAAAGCAATAAAATATTTTATAAAACATGCGATAGGACCAAGACAATACTATAAAATAAATACCAACTCAATCCAAGTACAAAAAGAAACGTTAAAATATATTGAAAAAAACAAACTGGATAGGACAAAATATCCCTTTTGGCAAAAACACTTTAAATCCTTTTTAGATTTTTATAAAATTGAAAAAGGTAATGCATGGGTTCCTAGCTATGTTCTTATGCATTTTTATGATAAATGGTGTTACAACAAAAAAAGAAAAAGTTTACTATCCGAAACTAGCTTCTTTAATTTTTGTAAAATACATTTTGAATCAAAAAGAAACACGGAGAGTAGAATGATGTGGTTTGGAGTAAATAAAGAATTCGTTAAAGTTCATCTCCCTAAACAAAAACTTATAGCTATGCAACAGGTAAGGGAAAAAACTCATGGTAAAAAGCAAAAGATCAAGAACAAAATATCCAGCATTAAAACCAGAACTAAATCTAAAAACAAGATATGAATTAATTGATTATGATTACATTGATTATTTAACCAATGAAGAAAAAGCCTGGCTTAATAAATTCACAGAAGAATATGTAAATGCTAGTCTTAACACAGAGGATCTAAATAAAAATTTTCATAATACAGACGAATTGAAAAAAGACTGCTATAGAAGAAATAATGCAAGAAATAGAGATATACTAACACGAGCAAAAGCATCGGGTAATCACATTAGCACCGATGATTTATTGATGAATAAAAAAAGTATTCGTTTAAGTATGGAAGAAAATTTACTTGAAAAATTGGATCAAAGTATCGGTAATTTGAAAGAAACCGGCGGCAGACCCAATAATTACGGAGATGATTCCAATGACCTTTAAAACACCATTAATTGCAACAACGTGTTGTTTAAGGGGTTCAATTTCTTGACGAAGCATAGTTAAATTTTCTTCAGCAAGTTCTGTTCTACGGATATGTTCTTTGATATTTTCTTCTTGCTTGGCCGAAGTAATTTTTAATTCTGAAATATCTTCACTTATTTTATCCAAAATTTCATATATTCTATTATCATCCATTAATCCTCCTCACTAATACCAATAAATTCATTTATGGTATTTCTGGCATCTGGGCGTTGTGCGATTGCAAACAACATCGCATTCTTTTTAATAGTATCTCCGGCTTGTATTGCGTCTTGAAGATTCTTTGCTAGTTTTTCAAGACCAGGAGACTCCGATAATTTTTGTGATAATTTTAAAAGACCTTGCTCCGGTAGATTATAAACTGATTTTATCGCTTTGTACGGAGCCGCTTTACGAACAGCACCAACTGCTTGTCCCATTACGTTTGCAGTTGAAACAATTGGCTTTCTTGCTAAAGCAGTTGTTAAAGAAGTTGGTGGTGTAGGAGCACCGGGCTCAATAGGTCTTTCTCCACCAGTAACTCTTAAAACGGACGCATCTACAGAAACATCCTTTACATTTTTAATTAATTTATTTTTTAAATCTTCTGCACTATCATATCCAAGACGTTTTGCAACTCGTTCCATTTCTTCGGGTTTTTCTTTTGCTAATTTTGTTAAAAGAGCCCGAATACCACCTTCTTGACTTTCAACAGTCCGAATAGCATCATGAGCTGTAGAGCCAGGCAAAGAAAGACGTTCGACTAAATTATCTATATTTTCAAACAAAGTTGCATCTTCAGCTGGAATGTCATGAAAAAATCGTCTTCTAGCATCAACTGGTTTACCCTTTTCTGTAACACTTTCAATTGTTGCCTCAAGACCCTTGCTGTATGTTTTTAAACCTTCTTTATATGATTTAGGTAAACCATTTTCATCTAAATATTTTTGTACATTCGGTGATTGGATAACATCTTCAATATTATTGTCTAAGTCTTTTATAAGTTCCCTAGAAACATCCAATAATTTAGGATCTTGCTCTCCAATTTTTTTAATTCTTTTTCTTAGATCATATGCATCATTTGGTGAAATACCAAATTCAATTGCTTCATTTATTTGATTTGCTATTGTTCTTTGACCATTTTCAAAAAAAGTTTTAGCTTGTTCGCTCATTCCTGTTTCTGGATCAATGCCATAATTTAATTGAACAGACTCACCTAATTCTGATGCCGCTTCTAATGGGTCTTTGAATTCACGAGCAGCAGCAGCTTCAAAATCCTTAAACTGTGTTTTAAGTTTATTTACATCTGAACCAAGTTCCGATACACGCGCCGTTACTTCTGGTTCAGTAATATATCCTTTCCCAGCAAGACCTTTTTCATAAGCACGTTCAGTTTGTTGACCAAGAAGAGTTGTTTTTAATGCTTCTTTTCCTTTTTTAACCGCAGCACCAAGCAGCGGCGCCCCAGCCCCAAAGGCACCACCAAAAACTCCACCAAACTTAGCACCGGATTTAATATCTTCTAATAACTGCTCTTTTTCTTCTTCTGTTGCACCAATTAATCCACCTTCGGTACTACTTAAACCACCCGAAATAGCACCACCAAGAGCGCCTGTTGCGGCTCCCGTTGCCAAACCTTTACCAGCTGCTTTTAATAATTCACGACCGCCCAATTGAGCAGCAGCTCTACCACCAGAAGCAGCAAGAGTTGCACCACCAGTTAGGAAACCAGGAAGAATAGAACCAGCAAATTCCCCAGCTCCAGTTAGATAGGGACTTCTTTCACGAGCAGCCCCTTCTTTTTCTTCTTCAGCTTCGAGATAGCGTTTATACAAAGCAGAAAAATCTTCTTTTTCATCACTGATTGCAGCTTTACCAGCAGCAGTAAGTTCTTCTAATCCACCAAAAGTAAGACCAGAAACAATACCTCTTGCTAAATCAGAAGCAGATTCACCAAGAGATTCTAAGGTAGATTTGGGCTCTTGGACGGAAAGTATATCTTCAGGTTTAATTTCTTCTACAGATAAAATATCTTCTGGTTTTAATATTTCCATTATTCCTCCGTAGCAGTGTCGCCACTAGGGTCAACAATAAAAACCCCTTGTTTAGTTGTAATTTTGCTTCCTGGAGAATATTTTTTAGGTAGTTGGAATTGTTTTTTTGGTTTTGAATCTTGAGTAGATAGTTTTTCTGGTTGATCTAAAAATGTTTCACTTAAAAGATTTTTCACATCAATACCCTCTTTCCGTGCAGAATTTAAAACTGGACCAGCCGCATCCATATATTGAGCCTGGGCTCTATCTGCAAGCAATCGCATTGAATCCAACATTTGTTTTCGCATTTCGGGAGTTTGCATTTGACCAGTTAAAAAGCGAATAACATTTGCTTTAAATTTTTCGGGAACAGAACCCAAACTCATTCCTAATTTGAGTTCAGCTTCACGAATAACAGAGTCGTCACCTTGAGTTGCTTTTAATAATGCAAACGATGCAGCAAAATCTTTATACCCACTAGGATCTTTCGCTGCTGCTTCCATTAATTTAATACCAGAAGCGGCTTTTCTAGCAAACGTTCCTAGTTTTGCAATTTCACCAGTATTTAATTCTTTTCGATATGAAGTAGTCAAATCCCGAATTGCATCGGCCTCTTTTTCTTTATCTTTATCTAATCTAGCTTCTTTTGCTTGTTGTGCTAAAAACGTTCTGTATTTCTGTGCTTCACGTTGATTTAAAATATTTGTGAGTTGGGGGGCATACTTTTCTAATGCCTCCGCTGTTGCTGTTTCTGGAAGAGTAATACCTTGATCTTTTAATAGAGCACGAGCAAATTGCGATTCTTCACTAGAAGGATCTCTTCTACGAGCAAGACGATCTCGCTCTTCTTGTTTTTGTTCCATAGTGTATTGAGTTCCAACATCCTCAATACCTTGTTCAGCTTGTTTAGCTAAGTCTTTATAAAAGTCCGTGCCAGTGGGTTTTGTTACAACTCCACCCTTAACCATACCAGTAACAGCACTACTAAGAGTTTCTCCAGCTCGTCCAAGCCCAGCCATCAATTGTTGTTTATCACGGGCAGCTTTGGCTTGCTCTAACAATGAAGTAAAATCAGTTGCTTCTTTTTTAGGGGCTTCTGATTCTTTTTTAATAGCTTCTATAATTTTATCATCACCCGTTTGTTGTTCAACTGGAATAGATGCTGCTTTTTTAACTAAAGAAGATTGTGTTTTAGCAGGTTCTTCTGCTAAAGGTTTGTTGGAAACTTCAGAAGAAATAACTCTTTCTGGTAATTTTGTTTGATTTATAATATCTTCTAATTGTTGTAATTGTGAACTTTTTTTAACCGATTCATCTCTATTTTTATCAAATTCACGCAATGTGTTTAATTTTTCAAATTGAGAAGAAGCACGTTCTTCTGGAGTTGATCCTTTCCACAAATCACTAATTTTCATTTGTGGCTTATCGGTTTTTACAAACTCTTGTGTTCCAGTTTCAGGATTCCAAACCAATCGACCGGCTTTTGGTCTGTTTTGTTCTTCTTCCTTTTGTTTTTGTAGTAATTTTAAATAATCTTCATTTTGAGGTTGAGATGCAACATCAGATAATAATTTATTTTCATTATTTTTTGATTGTAAAAATGACATTACCTTTTCTTCAGGTAATCCTAAAATTTTTCTATCTTGGGATGATAATGGTTTATTAACTGAGGTTTCGGGCTCAGATTTTTTTTGTATAGCTGATTCAAAGTTAGGTTGTTTTTTTACAACTTCTTTATTAGATTTTTCTGGAAACAATTCAGATACTCTATATTTAGCAAACTCCGGCGAAGCCTCATAAGGAAGCGCACCGTAAACAGCAAAATGTGCTCGCTCTAATTCATCTTGGTCTTTTTTAAAATTTTCTATGACCTTACCTACTCTTTTATGTTGAGGATTCGATTCATCGAATTTTACAACATCATATCTAGGTACTTTTGCAACGGATTCAGGAAATTGTTCTTGTTTTTGTTTTTCAAGAAAACCAGCTTCTACTCCTTCGGTTATACGCTGATTTTCTTCGTCAAGAATTTTTTTATATCTTTCTAATTCTTCGGGTGTAAAATTTGCCATAAGTCACCTTAATCAATAGGCATTCCATAATTACCGGTGCGACCGCCATAAAGAGGAGAAGGGGTTTGTTGAGGTTGGGTCACCGGAGTGTTTGCTTTATAATAATCAATCTGTGCTTGCTGTAACGGTTGGGCAGCTGCATATTGACCGTAAGCACCCAATCCTTGTGCAATAGCACCCGCGCCCTGAGCCCAAGCTTGTTGTGTTTGTGCAGCTTGTTGTTGTGCTTGTTGCGCCTGAGCACCATATGCTCCAGCCTTCATACCAGCGATACGCATTTGATTTTCATACATCTGTTGTTGAGCTTGTCTTTGACGTAATGCTTCTGCATTAGCTTGTTGAATATTGGCATTCATGATTGCTTGTTGCTGTTGTAAATTAAATTGTTGTGCACTCATTTGACGCTCAATATTTCTTTGTTGACGTGCAATTTGTTGTTGCACATTAAAACGACTCATTTCATCTTCAGCCGCAGCCTTAGTACGAGCAATGTCAAATTCTTGACCACGGATTTGCCCACCCAAACTACCAGCTTGTGTAATGGACTGTAATGCTCTTTGAGATGCCATGGCAGAGGCGCGGTCAGCTGCCTCCGCTTGTTGGGCAGCCAATTGTTCTCCCGACTGTAATTGAGCAGCAATACCAGCCCCCGAATCTAACGCACCTCTTGCCCTCATCCCAGCAATAATTTGTTGTCTTTTTGCTTCAGCACTACGTTCGGCTTGTGCTCTTTCTTGTTTCAGTTGCAAGGCTTCTTCTGGAGTGAAGCCGGTGGCACCTCTTTGTTGCAGTGCCTGGAGAGCTTTCATTTGGGCATCTTTAAATCTAGTGTCTTCTTTTATTTGAGACACCTTTGGCATTTGTAACTCGATTGCCTTTTCGACTTCTGGGGTTAAAACGCCAGCCGATTCAAATTGTCTTAGCATTATTTGTTTGGCTAGATCCGGGCCAGCACCTATGGCTTCAATTTCAGCTAACGCTTTTCTTTGCGCTTCGGCTGCAATCTTTCTGTCTTTACCAGATTTAATATTACCAATAATAGCGCCACCTAATTGCGCACCTGCCATCCCCAATGCTAAAGCTGTTCCAGTAGCAACTGCCATAAATTATAAACTCCTCAAAAAATGAATCATTTGTTCATCTGTTTTTTGAAACTCATTATGTTCAAGACTATCAATTAAGCTTGTATTTTTTGTATAGGTGAAGCACATCTTATATCCCATATTTTTTGCAATATCACAAAGATGATTAAGTAATAAACTAATTGATTTTTTTCTTAAATCTTTATCCGCTTGTGGATTTCCAATAATCCATTCCATTAAACAAATATTAGAATCTGTTTTATAAATAAATCCAGCAACAACATCATTAACAATAAAACCAATCTCAGGCAGACATTCCTGGGGTATTGCTTCCCAAGAATATCCCTTCCACCATTCTACCAAAACGTTATAATTTTCTTTTGTTATTGGTTGTATTATCATTTTGATCTAGATAGTCCCTTTGTAATCAATGTGCTTGAAGAGTCTTGTATTTTTCTTTGTTGTAATTTTTCTTTATTTAATTCTTCAATTAACTTTTTAATTGCACCAGAAGCGTCTTTTCTACCCTGAGAATTAAATATTCCATATGCTCTATCCATAATTTTTTGACCTTCTGGACCAGTTGCGGCTATTTTATGCATGTAATCAGCAAAAGCATTTTGTTCTTTTGCTCGGCTTTCCCTGTCCATTGCTTTCTTTTGTTGATAATTATTGGTCATTATGTGACCTTTTACAGGCTCATTGGCAAGTTCGTCAAGATCTTTGGATATTTTGTCTAACCCAGTAAATTCTTTTCCGCCTTGAAGAAATTTATCTATTCCCTTAATTTTTTCAACAGCAGCTTTTGTTTCAGAAGTTTGATTAGCACCCTCACCAATAGCAGAAAGCGCAGATCCTAGGGAAGCTATTTTTGTTGGATCGTATGCTTTACCAATATCTTTTTGTTGAGCTTCTGTTAGCTCGGTTCCATCCGTTAGTTTTCTAAGTGCATTTATTTTAGCTAATTCTTCTTTAGAAGCGGATGAATACTCACCTGATATATCCGAAGATCTTTTTAGTGTATCTTCCATTGAATCATAAAAAGATATAAGGTTTTGTTGTTCGGGGGTTAACTTTTTATCAGATTCTTTTAATTCTTTAACTTTCTCACTTAAATCCTTTAAATCTTTAACACTAGAAACACCCTTTATTTGACTAATATTAATTCTACCCATTTCGGATATTTCTCTATCAGTAATCCCCAATTTATTCTTAATATTTTTAATTTGATCATCTGTTATTGGTTTACCAAGATATATTGCATTTTTTAAATCATCTAAAGCTTTGTCTTTTTCTTTTGATTCGGCTTCGCCTTTTTGTTTTAATTGCTGTAAAAATTCACTTTGAGCCGCAGCAGACCCAGTTTTAGCTAAACCTTTTAATTCTTCTGCTTTTGCTTGTCCTAAAAGTTCTTGTTGTTGCGATGCTTTTTGTTGTTCACCAGCTTGCTGTGCGTATTTTTGTGCTAAAGAAATTCCTTGTTGTAAATTTCCATCAGACGCTAAAGAAAAACCAATATCAGGAGTTAGGGCTCCACTCCCAACGCCATATTTTTGTGCAATTCCTTGACCACTTAATTGAGTTAATGCAGCTAATTCTGCCTGTGCTCTTCTATATGCGTCAGATTGTTCTACTTGCTGTGCCTGAGCACTCATTAATTTTTCATATTGAGCGGTTGCTGCCGCAATTTGTTCTGGGGTAGAAGTTGGGTTATTTATAATAGATAATTGATTTTGAACATCAGCAGTAGCACCAATTCCAGACTGAGCTTGTTGTAATTGCTTTTGATACTCAGCTTGTTGTTGTTCAAAAGCTTGTTGTTTTTGTTGTAGTTCAGCTGTGTATTTTTGTGAAAGAGCTTGTGTAAATCTTGGATCAACTACAGCACCAGCTTGTTGTTGATATGTTACTGGTAAATTTTGTCTTCTTTGTTCGGGTTTAGGTGGGGCAACTTGTGGTGCTGGTTGACCGGCAACGGCTGGAGCTTGTTGCATTTGGGGTTGACCAGCAGGAGCAACTTGTTGTTGTCCTTGTTGCATTGAGGGTAAATTGCTTTGAACAGCTTGTGACGCAGCTTGCTCCGGTTTTTTGTCGTGCGTAGAAATAGACCCTTGTTGTGGCTGCGAAGGGGCACCGCTAATTGGTTTTTTCCTTGGATCATAAGGGTTTATAACAGGGGGCATTGGCATAATTCACCTTATTATAGTTGTTAATTCTCATCACCATATATAACAACACGTAGCGTATAGGTTTGACCTTCGTTTAATCCCGTGATGTGTTTAATTTTAATTAATCCAGGACTTAATTGTTCCCATGAAACAACAACCCCACCATTAGGATAGCTTGTTGGGTTTGTTATATTATCTATTTTACCAACAGTAACAACATTTATATTATTATTGAAATTCACGGCTAAGTTCAAAGTTGTTATAGGAATACCTGAAGAATTTACTTGAACAGAAAAATCTTTAATATTGCAAAGAATATTGTTCTTTAATGTAATTTTATTATTTAAAGCATCATAAAGATTATCGAATCCATTGTTAATAGAAACAATTAATTTTTCAACCAGCTCGGAATATTCCGGCTTAAAATCCGTTTTAAATAATCTTCTAAGTGTAGGTAATTTAGCCATTATCTATAGGCCCTTGTGCTAAATGTTTTTCCTGTCAAAGTTATACCAAATAAAACATATTGTTCTCTTGCTGTTCTATGTGTGAATTTAATGTTTAAATAACGACAGCGTTGACATTCTCTTGGGACAATAGTTCTAAATGGTGCAGAATTAGATCCCCCACCAAAGAAGGTTTCACCAAACGGATCATTACCAAACAAACCCGTCCCACTTCCATAAAACTCAACTTCTTGAAATGCTGGTAATAAATCAGTAGAAAAACTCAAAGAAGCTAACGAGAATGCTTTATTAGCAAACATTGCCGTTGCCTCCCTTATTTGTTTAAAAGATAAAGGATCACCAAACGAACTAGGGGAATATACAACAGAAGATTGAATTGCATTATAAACAGTAACGGGGCCGACAACTAGAGGTAATACTTTAGAGAGTGTTACTTTTCTAAATATTCTATCAATATTAATGATAACTGCTTCTAATAACGAATTACCTAAAACATAAAGATAATTAGAAAATGCAATGTTTGGATCGCTATTTAATTTTTCAACTATTTTATTATAACAAGTAACTATGTCATCAAAATTATCATCTACAGTAGACCAATTGCCCCCAGTTGAAAACGTTGTCAAAGACACCGGGATACTAAAAGTGTTGGCGTCAATATACGTAATTTGATAATTCCCATTAATGTCTGGGTATGTAGTTGCCCCACCAATATTTATAATTCTCTCATTAATTAATCCATGATTATTTGAGGTTATTATAGTTGGTGAAGTTAATGTTGCAGACGCAACTGATCCAGATAAGGATTGTATCGTGGTATAAAAATCGGTAGTTGATACACCAGAATCAGAATCTAATTTATTTGCTAGATCAAGTATTTTTAATCTTAAATCATCCCCACCAACGGCAACTAAAGATGAATAATAATCAGTATCAGCCACGCCGGGGTCATTATCTAATTTTTTTAATAAAGAATTAAAATCATAAATAGTAAGAGTTTGGCTCTGAGTTAAAACATCTCCAACATTTAGATTATCAACCGAAGATAATGTTAATATTTCATTGTTATAATCAATAGAAGAAATACCAAAATCATATTCATAATCAGCATAATCTTCTCGCGCAAAAGACTTTCTTTCTTGTTCAAGAAATCCTTCAGTCGGAACACCAAGATATAGTCTATCGTCCACAGAATTTAAAACACCACAGCTATTTGATTTGGTGTACTTTGTCCAAGTACCAGTAAGTGATGAATATCTAAATGCCTGTGTTGCATAAGTATCTGTTGTATTTTTTACAGTCCAAACCAAATAAGAATTATCTGATTCATATCCAACACCAAAAGTAGCAGTGCTAAAGTTTGTGTAATTCGATGATTGAATTTTTAATATTTCAGTATCAATTGGTCGTGAAACAATAGCAACACCTGATTCACTTATGGTTGAAATACCTTGAGTTGTCCAACCGTAAACAAAATTTTGACTGACTGAAACAGAATCAGGGGCCAACAAAATGCAACTACTATCAAATAGCGCAACAATAAACGGCTCAACTTCCGCAGAAAGACGATATAAACCATCTTCTTTAAAAATGAATAAAGAATCTCTTAGTGGATATATTCTTAAAATTTCTTTTTCTTCTGAACCAATATCAATAAAATTACCAGTTAACACATTAACCGGAACAGCGTCAGGTTGCTCATATTTAGAATAATATATTCTATTTTTCTTTTTATAATTATCAGAAAATTCAGCCAATGTTGATTTTGTATATGAAAACATTGTCCCGTTTATTGTGATTGGTGAGGATGTTGTGATTTTTAATTGTGTACTGTTAATATATTCAACAACATAAACACCATCAATATTTGGTGTTGAATTGCTATTTGAAATAATAATAGTTTGCCCATTTAAAAAATTATGAGAACTATTAAAATTAAGTAATGTTTTACCAGAACCAGCATCTGTTATAGCAGCCCCAACCGGAGCAACGTTTAATGGTGAAATGTCTGGACTAAATGAAATCCCAGTTTCTGAATTATTAGTGGTTAAATAAAATGGACTATCAACGAAAACAGTACCTTCTAATAAAAATAATCCAGGATTTGTATTTGAATAATATGCATATGTATCAAATCCAACAGAAGGATTTTCTAATTGATCCGCTGTATTTCTGTTTAATACACGAATAAAACTTTTTGTTGCTTGTTCGGTAGCAACCGATGAAAAAAGCAAATCATTGCTAGAAATAACAGCCTGACGATTTGTAACACTTTCACCAACACCAGCAGTGATCACACTAGAACTAAAACCAATTAACCCAGCACCAAAACTAATAGCGTCTGCCGAACCATCTACAACGTAGTTTATTGTAACAATATTTGTTCCAGCGTCATATGCGCATGAGAAATCATTAATTAAGGAATTAAGTGAATTTGCAATCTTTTGTCCAACACCATCTTGTGTATTTGATGGAATATATATTCTTAATAATTTCCTAGATCCAGCATCCGGAGCGGCGGTAGACCCAGTTAAATCAAACCAAACACGATATTTTGTTTGATTATTTGCACTATTAATATCAAAATAATTAACATTTGGTATTACAGCAGCCGGAATAGGTGAAGTTGGTGAAGTTGCTGGAACCGCAATTGTAACAACCCGTTTTACTCCACGGACAAATGAAATCTTACAATTATTATAAGAAGTTCCATCTGAAATAATTACAGTCGGGGTTCTACCAGCAGTTAATTCATTTTTTAAACGAACAACGCCAAGCATTTCTAAACTTTTTAATTGTTTTAGTTTTGTATTTGAATAAAATGTATAGCCCTTAAAAGTATTAATATCTTTTGCAAAGGGCGGATAATCATTTGGTTTTGCGTCTTCCCCAGCCGATGTATTTATGTTTGTATATAAATTTTCACTATTTAAAAATTCAACAGGAACAGTATCTTCAATAATTAAAGTATTTTCTGTTGTTTTTAATGCAGGTACATAATAATTTTGAAGAGCAAGGCGGTAGTCAACAGCCGGTAAAATATCCTCTAATGCCGAAGCAAAAAAACTACTAACTTGTGTAGTTTCGGTTCTATATAACTTGTAATAATATGTGTCGTCTATATTATGGGGAACTGTAAATTCTAAGGTTACGCTCGCACGTTTTGTTAATGAAAAATTAGAAAGACCGATTGTTGTTGAGTATGCACTGTTTATAACATTAGTTGATTCTGATTTTAATTTTGTTATAATTGCTTCTAGATATGCTTGTAAAGAAAATAAATCAGATCCTGTTCCACGAGGCTCAATAATTTCAGATGGTTGTTCTATTGAACGATATTCATTGCTTTCTATTTTAGAAGAAGCAATACCATCAATAACAATATTCCACACACCAACCGACCCAGCAGATGCAACAGTCCCCGATGTTACTTGCACCGTAAAAACAGTAGAAGATTTTACAGTAGCGACCCGAGTTCCATTTAAATCATTATCACCGGTATTTTGTAAAGATATGTTTTGTTGATCGGTTAATCCGTGGGGTTGCGTTGTTGTTATAGTTACAACACCCGAAACATCGGCAGTAAAAGATTGAATTGTTCCATTAATCCCAACAGGACTTGCTGTGCTATAGTCCCTAGCCAACACAGTGATAGAACCAGCACTTACAGAAGCTATAACTTGATTGCCGTTTAAATTAGCAATATCTTTACTATTGGATTGGAATCCAGAAAGATTAATTAAATCACCTTCTTGGAAATAATTCGCTGGTGTGCCAACGGAAAAATTTATAGTTATTATACCACTTGAAGCTGTTACTGTACTTATATTTAATGGGTTATACGCTGCTCCAGAACCAACATCGGTTGCAAACAATAAATCTTCATCTATTTTTGTTGCAAGATCCAACATTTTTGTTCTTAATGCTGCTGCGTCTGTATCCACTGTAACAGACAACAAAGAATAGTAATCACCACTATTGATTAAACTATTTGAAGTTGTTAAATTATCTAAAATTGCTAATAGTCTATTAAAATCCATTTGAAGAAGAGATCTTAATGGATTGTAAACAACAACTCTTTCTGACGGAGTTCCAAGCAACTCAACGTTATTAGCGTCAATTTTTCCCCAAACTAATTTATAAGCAACTGTGCTGTTTTCAGTTAAAAATGAACTTGTGTCACCCGCGGTTAGATTTAATCTTGCTTGTAAATCTAAAGCCTTTACACCACCAGCGGGTCTTATATAATTAGAATTTGATGTAAATTCATCTGCGCTTGCAGCAGAGATTTTCTGTATACCTTCATTGGTTGTAAAATAAAAATTACCGTTTTTTGCTTGAACTGATTTAATTCTTAATCCAGTTTGAACTTCTGAGTAAGATCCAGAGAACTCTGTAAAATTTGCTTGCCCGTTGTTTAAAACACCATCTTGATATGCAATTTTATTATCAACACCATTAAAATAATGCTTTAAAATACGTTCTCGATAAATAGCTAATTGTTTTACTGGATCGTTAGTGGGTGTGCTTTCACCAAATTGTTTATATCCGCGTCTTGATTCAATAACATCATCACGACGTATAATTACATTATTGGCCTCAATTAGAGATCCAGGAGGCAACTCTAATGCATTTGGAGAAAAATTTAATCCCAACGCTTTGAGATTGACAGTAGAAGAAGCCATTTGAACCTCTTAATTACATTCGTTTACGTGTACCCATTTTACCATATCTTAACAATGAATGGCGGGCTGTAATTTTTTGCGGAGTACCCTCAGAACGATCATCAAGTAATGTTCCTTGTCGGGATTCTATTTCTTGTAATTTGGCATTTGAAGCCTGTAAACCTTCCGCATCTCCGATTGCTGCTAAAATACGCGCAGCGGTACGTTCAGCTAAAGCATTATGTAAATCTGGTGGAATCTGCGGAATTATACATTCATTTGCTAAACACAGATAATCACCAACTTGAATATTAGCAATTGCTGGTTGGAAGTTATATCCATTTGAATAGTAAGTATAAAGATCTGTTTTTATCACTTTGATATAATGTATCTGTTCTAATCCTTCTGCCCTACTACCAACATCTTGAACAACAATATCGTAAGCATATGTTCTATGCCCTGGTTTTGTTTGTAAGAAGTCAACAGAATCACCAATGTCAATCAATCCTTCATATGTTGTATTGATTTTAAAACCGATTAAATTCTCGATTGAAAATCCATCAACAGCGGTAGTAGGATCGGAAACAAAAGAAGCTGTTATATCTTTATATGTTATTACAACCGTCGCATTATCTACAACAGTGGTTACGTTTGTAATTCCGGACGAAGCAATCGCGGTTCCAAGGTTTGACGCGGTAGACGTAGCAACCCCAGTTGTTTGAAATTCAAATACTGAAGAAGGAACCCCCGACACAGCTGTAAATGTATAAACAACAGGAGTATTACTTTGATTATTTAAAGATATAATAAACTTATCACCCACCGAAACGGGGTTAGAAATTGTTATATCTTGGGTAAATGCTGTAAATAATCTAGCTCTACTATCTCTAACAAGTTGATTTGGTCTGAGAAAAATAAAGAAATTCAATTTACCAGATGGATCACCAACGACACTAGGAGTTAAAAGAATGTCGTTGTTTTCCATGTAGAATTTATGAATAGCCTGGTTTGCTCCGATATTACGTTGAAAAAAAGCTTTATCATCGGAAGAAATCCTGGTCATTTCAAAGTAATTTCCAGAAGAATCAGACCAAAAAAGATCGCGCAGTTTCATACCGATTGCGCGATCAGGAATAGCATAACGGCTTATGCTTGTAACAAGAGGCACTTGAACCCTGTATACAAAATACTCCTCATGATATTGCATTACAGCCGGAACTTGACTGATAGCCATTTCTTCATTAGCAAAAGCAAGAATATCATCTTCTGTGAAGGTATTCTGACTTATTGGGAATGCTATTTTACGTTTAACAGCCTCAACCAGTTTATCTGAAGTATACCAAGGAGTAGTAGCCATTATGCCTCCTCAGATTCATCTTCTGATTCTTCTTCGGATTCACCCTTCATTGCTTTTAACTTTGCAAGTTTTTCCTCAAGTTTAGCGATTTCAGATTCAACATCTTCAGCAGCTTCCGCCATTCCAGCTTCGCCACTTTCTTCGGCTTCCATGTCTTCTAGATGACCTTCTTCGCCGTTTGGCATATGTTCAACTAGCTGTTTTGCTTTATCAAGACCTTTTTCAAGATCCTTCTTATTTGAAGCCATGACTGAGACTTTTTTAGCCATCATATCTTTTAGACTTCCGCCCATTTCAGATGACATGTCGTCTTTAAGTTCACTAAGAACGCCCATCTTAGCCTTTTGTTCAACCGGGCTAAGTTTACGAGCCTTCTTTTTTTCCATCATTTTTTTAACTTTTTCTTCCATCATAAATCACCTATTAAGCTAAATCAAAAGTTTGTTGTTGCGATCCAGCACCTTGAGTTGCAACCGCTGGGTCTGTTCCACGAGAGGTTACTTGAATGGAAGCATCAACAGTCCCACCTTGACAAGCAGCAATATAATTTGCAACTTTAGCAACATGTTCTTCTGGATTTCCGCTGTTAATTAGATCTAATTTTGCATTGAGTTCAGCAATGCTGTCTGTTGTATTAATAACAATAACTAAATGTGCCATTTTTAACTCCTATTTAATTAGTAATAATAAAATAGCAATGAGTTCAATACCCATTACCATCATTGCCCATTTTGGGACAACGCCTTTAATAACTTCTTTTTCAATAAATTTTTCGACTTCTTTAATAATTTCAACTGGTACTTCTACTCTTTTTTCTACTTCTTTGATTACTTGAAAGGGTTTATCAACATAAACAATTTCCTTAACCACTTTCTCAACAATCTTTTCAACCGGAACTTTAATTGATTTCTCAACCACTTTCTCAACAGGAATTTCAACAATTTTTTCTACCTCTTTAATAACTTCTACTGGCACATGAATAATTTTTTCAACCTCTTTAATAATTTCTTTAGGAACTTCAACTATTTTGAGTTCCTTTGAAACAGTAGGTGTTGATTTAGCGCCGCCAGCGCCGATACGAATTTTACCCATTAGCTTTTAAGAATTATAGTATATTGAACATTACCGCCTGTTGGAGCGGAGCTTGAGACAATTCTAAGTCTTTTTGCAATAAATTCTGTTGGTGTAGATGAACTCGTTCCGGGGGTTGCCGGTGAAGTTATTTCAGACCCAAGAGTTGCCCATAAACCACCAGCAGAGTCCGGGCTACCTTGAACATAAATTTTACCACTTAATGATACACCAGTTAATGCTTCCATGTAAACTTGAAATTTGGAATATTTATCTGCACCAGGAATAGTAATCAACACCGTACCGTTTGCTGTTGCTGATGTTTGTGGTGTTGCTAATGAAGAATTTGAAACAGCTGGGTATGTTAAAACACTATCGCCATCTGTTGCATTTAGCTCTATGCCAAATTCAGTTGCAGCGGCAATAATAACACGTTGAGCTTCCTCAACCCCATCATACGCATCAACTAAACATTGACTAGCATCTAATTTTGTTTTATTTAAGTTTGCCATAAACACCTATTATATAGTTGTTAATTAAACTGTTGATGCTCTAAATGTAAAATCAGCAGAATTACCAGCAGTTAGTGTATATTGAATTTGTCCAGCTGTTGTTATATTAAATACAATTCCAGTATCGTCCCCGATGTAATCTTGGCTCATTTCCCAAGAAGATCCTTTATAGATGCCCTTTAATGTATACTCCGCATATAAATCAGTTGGGCTAGTTCTTGATACTGAAACAATCGCCTCAAAACCTTTAACATTCAATGATGAAAAAGAAAATCCAGTTATATCGGTCGGAGCACCAGCGGGCGTTAGGGAAAGGGGGCTACCCCTGTCTAAATCACCAAGAGATAGATTTAATTGAATCCATTGACTACCGTCATTTCCAAAAAATCTATTTAAATCCGTGTCATACACAATAGAACCGGCTATATTAGTTAATGCGGTTCTTTCTGCTGTTGTAACATAACCAACTTTAATTGTTTTAGCATCGGCTATTTCCAATGCCATTTCATCGGAAGTGGTCGTCTTATCTATTCCACCAATAACAAGAGATTTAGCTAAATAATTTTCAGCATTAGCGTCTTCAACGGAAACACCCCAAGTTGCACCCGAAGTAAAATTAGAAAGACCATCCTCTATTCTTAATCCATACATTTCATTAATGGTTAGGGCACCACCAAAATCAAGCGGACCAGTTGTGCGATACATGTGCGCTTGCCCAATTAAACCACCGTTGCTCGTTGCCGGAACAGCGAATCCAGCTGTTGACATTGAAACAATATCAGCTTGTTTGCCAGCTTCAACCGAAACTTGACCTACAAACCCAGCGGAATTAATTCCTAGATTTAAAGGAGACGGTGAATAATTATCGTCAATAACCAATTCACACGACATGTTATTTAATATAATATCTGTTCCACTAATAGGAGCAGAAGCTTCTACAGTGAACACATTTCTGAATAAATTCGCAGAATCCACTAATGTCGGTAAAGAAGATATTGTTGTTAAAGAAGTATTATTTTGTTGAATAACACCATCTTCAACAGTAATACCTTTTTTTCTAGATGTTGATGTTATATTTGAAAGATTAATTTCAATACCGGTTACATCGTCATATGTTGAAGTGCCGTATATATTTAAACCCTTAAAAATTGCACCCGATCCAGACGGAGCAACAATAACACCATTAAATAAATCAGAATCACCACTGGGCGTAATCATAACACCTTTAAAATCAGTAGTGTCTCCGCTGGGAGAAATATTCATTACTATTTCAAACCCAGAATCTGATGTTGGTGTGTAATTAATTCCAGTTAAATTGTTAGCAGTGGGATTGCCAGCAATATTAAAATGTGTTAAATTATCCACCATTCCAGTAAATTGTGGCTGAGATAAAAACCCGTTGTAATTATTAGGAGCACTTGTTCCATATCCATAAGATTGAACTGCTGTATAATTATTGACGGGTTGATCTATTTGTGGATTTATATTAATTTGTGAAAAATTTGCTAACCCGGAACTTAAAACGGTTGGAGTTAAAGTTAGTGTTGTAAAGTCTGTTGTTCCGGCTGGAATTATTAATGAATTTTGAGCCCCGATTTGAGCAGACCCATTATTATCAAATACCCAACCGGGAACCGGTGACAATACGCCTGTTGTAAAATCAAAACCAGCGAACGTTCCAGGGGAGTCAGTAATGGCATCTGTAAGTTGTCCAACAGTAGCAGCGTCGTCAGAAGCCACCCCATCAACGACATTATTTATTTGATGTGTGCCCATATCAAGAGCACCAGACATTGCGCGAGTTCCAGACACCAATAAATATTGAAAATGGTCATCGTTTGCAAGACCACTCAATAAACCGTGTGTAGTCGCCTCTCCGGCGGGGGTATATAATTGTGTACCACGGAAATCGACGTAATCCGCGCCCGTATCAGTGGGTAAAACCATTGCTTTTACAGCATTACTAAAACTGTTGGCAGTTTTAAAAATAACACTTCCAATAGGAACAAATTCCGCAAAAGGCAGACCAGACAAACTACTGATTTCAACGTTTGCACCAATTCTTGCTGCCGAAACACTATTATAAGTTTGAATACCTTGAACACCAACAACACCGTTTTCAATGTCATTTGTCCCAAAAAAATGCACTAATACGAAACCAGAATTGGCAACTTGTGTTAATTGCCAAGCACCACCGGTGTATTGATTATAAGGAATTCTTCCGTTTGCACCAACATAACCAGCTGTTCCACTATAGATTAATGGATAAGCATCTGCTGCCTTTTTCCTCCAATTCTGACCAATTCGATAAAGAATTGGAATTTGAGATAAAGCTGGAAGTTGATGAATTATATCTTCATCTCTAATTGTGCCTTGATCAGAAGTAAATTGGGCATCTGCGTTTGTGTTTCCACTGCCCATTGTAAAACCCTGTAAAGCTAATCCGCTTAAATATCTTGCACCAAAGACAGTATGGAGGTATGCATGAGTAGCACCATCCATAACAACGCCGTGGCGTTCCTCGGCAAAATAGGTGTGTAAATTTGTATCGGGGTTCCAGTAAACATCAGATACAATAGCATTGTCTTGTACTAACGCAGCCGTAAAAACTTGTGTTGATTGTAAAAAACCAGCATCATCATAGTAAATATAATGATTTCCGGATAAATTAGGAAGAGAAATTGAGTCGGGCGCCGATTTTGTAAATTTTTTACTTTTTACATAAAAATCAAAAGATCCACCGGTAGGAGAAATTGTAAACGTTCTATCGGGAGAAGAATCAGAAAAAGATATAGATGAGTCTGTTCTATTTGGAAATCCAGTCGGTTCTTTCTGTACAACCGCGTTGCTCTCTAATGTATAAGTTCGGTCAGCAAGTTGATCAACTCCATCAATTAAATAACTAGGAACCGGATTCCAATCAGCGGGATCGGCTGGATTATAACTAATTTGAACAGTGGTTGAACTATCACCAATTATAATATTAGAAGTAGATCCAGCCGAACCGATATTAATATCAGCAGTGCTATTACCTAATTCTAAATTCCCAGAAGAAGATTCGATTGTAGTGTAAACATCAACAGAACCTTCAACTACTACATCATTTAAAAATGTTTTAGTTCCAGCAAATGTTTGTGTAGAAGTTGTAATAACACCAGGATTTGATTCATCTGCTGGCTCTAAATTAATAGCAGGGCGGGTAATATCAACACCACTGACATTTTCATCAAAAGTAGATAATGTAATACCTTCTAAATTTGGTGAACTTCCTACTTCTAATGTAGTTAATTCAGTATCAATCCATTTAGACGTTGCATCATCCCATATATAAATCTTGTCTGTATCAAGAACAACACGAGCATCTCCAGCAGAATTCCCCGACATAGGAAGAGATGCTTCATCTGGAACAGGAGTTTTCCATTGAGGAGCACCAGCAGCACCTCCACCAGTTAAATCAAAACCTCCAAAAATAAGCGGATTAAACTTTATGCTCATAGCTCACCTATTAAGAAATACGTTCAGCCGAAACCATTAAGGATCTTGTACCGTCTGTATATATTATTTGAATTTGATAAAGAGGCGTCCCGTTTTCCGAAAATGTATAAGTTTCAGTATCATCTAAAACAGCAGTTGTTGAAACGGCAAGCTCAACCTTACGGCCAACCTTACCAGTCAAAAATCCATCAACACTGAGGGTGGCATTTTCATCATTATATGAACTTTGTAATGTTTGTTCGTAATCTAAGTGTGAAAGTGGTTTTTGTGTAATAGCCATAATTATTTATCCTTTTTTAAACTTTGTTTTGTTTTAGAAAATTTTCGAGATTTCCCCGCTTTTTGATAGGCAATAGCTGCTGCTTGTTTGGGGTCTCGGCCTTCCCCAACAAGAGTTTTAATATTTTCACTAATTGTTTGTTGACTCGAGCCTTTTTTAAGGGGCATTATTTAATCCTTTGTTTAATTAAATATTGTCTTCCCTCGCTCGCCGTTCCAATATCAGCAACAAGATTTTTACATCCTTCGCTGTATCCGCCTTGACGAACAAGAGTATCGACCATAGAACATAGTTCTTTTTCTTTTCCAAGGAGCGCAGTAAAGTAATCTTTGTTTTCTTTTACTTCACCAGCTGGCATACCTTGCATAGAAGCCATAACCATTTGCATTACTTGATTAATATTGTATGCTCCATAAAGAGATACATATTTTTCACCAGCTCTATCATATTCGTCTTGTAGAGCGTCATAAAACTCACCAAGAGCGCCGTGATCTTGAAAGAAAAGAGATCCTTTAACATTGTGATGTGCTGCCTGATAATAAATTTGTAAACTTCTTAATTGTGCTACTAATTTTAAAAATAATTCTTGAGAGTTCATTTTTTACCTTTCATTAATTTTTTTATAATTCAAGTACGGTTAATCTTATTCCCGAGGCGGTGGCGGTCACCCCAGCACTTATAGCATACTCTAAACTATATGTGTGAGCACCAGCAGAGGGTTGATCCAATGTTAAAAGTTGAAGATACGAGGTAATTGATCCGGTTGTAGTTGAATATTGAGCAACACCAATAGTAGTTGAACCCCTAAGTAAATAAAAATTAACATTACCATTGGTTGAGACTCTAGTGGCTTGGCTAACGTTTCCTTGTAAAGAAATAAAACAAATAACAGGCCTTCCCGTTGTTGTTATTGTTACAGATTGATTTGTTACTGTAGTCCTGGTGGTCGATGTAAGACTAACTGTACCACTTGATCCCGCATATGCAACCCCGTCGGTTCCGACTGAGGTGCCCACCGCTTTCGCTACAAGCTTAGTTAAATCAACGGCATTGCTGGCAATTTTTGTTCCATCAACGGCACCATTGGCAATTGTATTAGTTGGTATGGTTCCATCTGTGTTTAAATTTAATTGTTCTTGATTTTTAGTATAGCCCATAAATAACCTTTAAATTAAGAAATAATTTACACCGTTGGTAGTAATTCTTAAAGAATGATATTGTGTTGGGATTGTTTTAGACGCGTCACCATCAATTGTCCCAGACACAGTATTTATTGTAACAACATTACCAGTAGCAGATATTTTTTTAATATCAAATGTTTTTCCTGGGGAAAGTGTTGTTGGATTTGGTAAGGTGACTGTAACAGTGGTCCCATTAACTAAAACAATATCATTAGACGACGTTAGTGAGGTGTTTGCTGAGATGGTTGTAATTGATGGTGTTGGAATTGAAGATACTTGTGTCAGGCTAACAATATGCCATCTATTATCGGTGATGCTATAAAATAGCGTTGCACTTCCTTTATTTGGTAATGAAACACTTCCACCAGTGCCAGTCAAAATACGTCTTTCTGGAAATGCTCCGCCCGTGTCATTGTTAATAATAATAGAATTTCCAGTCAAATTCATAATAACAACAAATTGTCCCGAATTACCAACGGGTATTGTATCAATACTCACCAATGAACTGTTGGTAAGTTCAGCATATGAAGATGTTAAAACTGGAAGTAAAACATTTGAACCGCTTGAGGTGATAGTTTGTTTAACATAAAAAACAGGAGGCGCTACAATAAGAAGCCTCCCAAGAACTACCGTATTATAAAAGGGATTAATATAAACACTACTACCAGCTTGTAAATATAAATCAACATCCGAGGACAAACTCAAATCTTGTTCAAAAGAACTAATTGCTGTATTATTAAAAATAACGTCTTCAATATTAGTAGATCCCGATCCATCTGTTCTTATATTAACATCACCAGTTCCCAGTGATCTTAATAATAGGTTTTGATTGGACGCGGATTGAACTGTCAATTGATCCGAAGCTCCACCTGTTATAGATGTATTAACAATAGGAGTTGTGAGTGTTTTATTAGTGAGTGTTGCAGAATGAGATTCAGTTACAACAGCCGAAGAACTTGTTCCATTATTATATTGAAAAGATCCACCAGCCGACTCATCTGAAGATATAAAAACACCACCACCATTTGTGGTAGTAGCACTAAAATTACCCAAATCAACATTAATAAGAACATCAGCATCTGCTGTTATTGAAAATCCAGAACCCGACACCCCGTTAATATTGTCAATTGTTGGATTTGTTAAAGTCTTATTTTCAAGAGTTGCTTGATGATTTTCAGTTACAACCGGCGAAGAAGAAGTCCCATTATGGTAATTTAATTTTCCATCCCCAGAAGTAACATCAATATCCCCCTTTTCACTTGCAGTGGACGAGGATTTGGGTACTATTTTAATGCCTTCTAAAAATTTACGAAAATTTAGTGCCATAATTAAGATTCCAATTCAGGCCAAATAACATTTTCAGGAAAGCTTTCTTGCTGTGGAATATCCCTAAGTTTTTGACGATATAAAATATACTTATTTTTTATTGATTCTGGAACATCAGGCATTTGCGTCCAATCAGTTGAAAATAATAATTGATTGCGCTGAAGTCTAACTTTTGCTTTTAAAATTTCTTGATATTTACTGTTATCAAATTCTTCAATTTGACCAAATTCACCAGAAAGAGCACGATTATATAAATCAACACCATATGACATTTCATCATAAGGAGTTGCAGTAAAGGGTAATTCTTCTTCAAATTCATCAAATTTAACAATAAGATCTATTGCATTTTTTTCTAAGTTAACAAATTTAGGATTTTTTGCATATTGAATTGTTTTTTTCATATTAAATCCTTATGAAATTCTAATCCACAAAGTTATTGCGCTAACAACCGTGAGAGTTGCCGAATCCGCATCAAAATAACCCATACATCTCCAAGTTCCTGAAGGTGTAGTTGAAAACTTATATGTAGTTGGGCTTGCTGAAGAATAACCTATTCCACCAAAAAAAACATTACTACCACTAATAGTTGCACCGGGAGCATAGGTAAACCCAGTACCCAAAGTTGTATCAGCTAACATAGCATAAGAACCAACAACTCCTACACTAGCTGCTGCTGTTCTAGCCAAAACCCAATCTCTTTCTGTTGCGCCGGTTGCCAATTTGGTACTTGTTACCGCTGCGCTTGCAATTTTAGTGTTATCAACAGCAACATTGGCAATTTTTGCAGTCGTTACAGCAGCACTACCTATCTTAGCCTCTGTAACAGCAGCACTCCCTATTTTAACTTCTGTCACCGCCGAGCTTGCAATTTTAGATTCCGTGATTGCAGAATTAGCAATTTTTGTTTCAGTTATTGTTGCATCAACTAATTGATTACCTGTAATTTGGCCGGTTGTGTCTATAATAAATTTTTCTTGGTTCGGAGTGTAGCTCATATGATACCTTAAATTATAAAGTAATTTGTACCGTCTGTTGTAATTGTTAATGCTTGATAGCGTGTTGCAATTGTTTTTGATGCACCACCATCAATTGTTCCAGATGCAGTGTTTATTGTAACAGCGATAACATCATTAAATATTTTTTTAATTGCAAAGGTTTTGCCTGGAGTTAGGGTGTTTGGATTTGGTAGTGTCACAGTAACTCCAGTTCCATTAACTAATACATAATCATTAGATCCAGTTAAAGCTGTTGATGTTGTAATTGTTGTGATGGAAGGGGCAGGAATAGAAGAAGCTTGAACAACACTAACAATTTGCCATCTAGAACTTGTTGTGTTATATATTAACAAGGCGCTGCCATCTGCCGAAATTGTCGTGTTGCCTCCGGTTCCAGTGACAATCCTATCACTTGCCGTTGCTCCAGCGGATTCATTTAAAATAACAACTGGATTACTTGTTGAATTTGTCAAAATCACAAACTGACCATCATTAGATGATGCTGTAATCCCGCCAATAGAAGCTAAACTAGAATTTGTTAGTTTTATATATGGCTTTGTTGTTGTTGAAATAGTTTGATCTGATCCAGACTGATTATTTAAAATTGAAGAAAGAGAAAATTTAGAGGCTATATCCGCGATACCTGTTCCTTGTGCTTGAACTGATAAATTTTGATTTAAGCCAGATTGAAGCGTTAAGGCACTGCTACCACCACCGGTTACAACATTACCATTAAAAGATACTTGTTCTATTGAAACAGCAGTTCCAGCAGACTGAATTGAAACATTACCCGTTCCAGCTGAAAGTATTGATAATGTTTGATTTGGTGCCGATTGAATTGTTAATCCACCACCAGCAATTCCTAAAATAGTGTCAGTAGATGGTGTATTTAAAATTGGAGAAGTTAGTGTTTTATTTGTTAAAGTATCAGTTGAATCTAATGTAACAATTTGACTAGAATTAGGTAAATCATTACCAGAAATAACATCACCAGATGCATTTCTTCGTATTGTTTTATTTGCATCCAACAAAACAGTTTTAAGTGATGCTAATCCTAAATCTTGAATGGTATTGTCATCACCATCAATTGTTTTATTTATAAGCGTGGCAGTATGATCTTCTGTAACAATAGGAGAAGTAGAAGAACCATTGTTATAATATAGTTTTCCGTCAGCGTCGTCCGCTACTTGAAGGTCGCCCTTTTCAATATCAACAGTAGTTAGGGATGCTTTGGGTAAAATCCTTAATCCTTCTGTAAATTTACGAAAATCTAACGCCATTTTAGCCTCTTATGTCTGTGGTAATGCTTCAGCTGAAAAACTAATTTTACCAGAAGTATAATTAAGAAAACTGGTTGTTGATATTCTTACCTGTCCCGTTGAAGTTATGTCAAATGTACAACCAGCATCGCCCACGTAATCACGCGTAATTCGCCAATCAGATCCATCATAAACAACATAAATTTCACCAGATTCACTCAAAGGTGTTTCGGTTGATGATAGTCTTATAACGGAATAATTTATAAAAGCACTTCTTACAACGGTTGTTGGGAAACTAAGATTAGTTATTGATAAATTAGTGTTAACATTTGAACTTAATGTAAATACCTGTTGTGGAATATCATATGGACCAACCGCAGATAAAAGAGCTTGTTCTGTTGCTTGAGCAAATTCAATAACAGAAGGAGCCCAATTAGGCGATTCGCCTGTGGACGGAAATTCAATTGGAGTGCCCTGGATCGTAATTATTACACTCATACTTTTATAGTTGTTAAATCTATAGAAATTATATTATTTATATAATAAAAAAGGGGAGGAAGAATTAACCCCCTCCCCCCATCTAGATAAAATCTACCCTATTAAGAGTTTACAATATCTGTGATGATTGTATTGCGGCCAGGAGCCTGACAGAAAAGAGCCTGGTCGGTGTAAAGGCGAAGTTCATAAGCCGCGCTGTTTTCGAGATCGCGGAAGAATTCTTCACCCTGTCCAGGGCGCTTGAAGGTAATGTCAGTTGAACCGACGCGCATCCAATCTTCTACGTTGAGAAGATATGCATATCCCTGCTTAACATAGAGTGATGGTTCGATTTCAATTTCGCCATTCTGTGAATGGAACTTGAGAGACTTAGCTCCGTTTTCCATTTTTGCAGGGCTGTAGCTCTGATCGTACTTGCGTAGAGCAGCTTGATCGGTGAGCATGTTCTGCCAAGAACGAACGTTAACAAGGGAAAGAAGAGTTCCTTCTTGTCCCTTTTCAACCGCACGGGTAGCTGCTTGCCCAAGCTTGGTAAAGGAGAGCGCAGCAGTTCCAGCAGAGTAGCTGTTACCTTTGAAAAGGTTATAAGTTCCAACATCAATGTTGAAAAGTGAACCAGAGGCAACGGTTAGAATCTTGTGAATTCCAGCAAACTCGTTACCATAAGCACCTTTGTGCCAAATAATATCGCCATCTGCGCTGGTCACTGGACCATCGACAACGATTTCTTGTAGTTCCATGTCAACAGACTGAACTTTAACAGATGCTTTTAGAGCACCAGTTGTTGCATCGCGGACTTCGATAGGCATTCCTTCTGCCCCTGCCCAAATCCCAGGTGCCCATTCAGCAGCTTTGATTGGAAGAGTAGTTGCAGCAACAAGAGCGCCATCAATTTTAGCGTAACCAACTTGGCCATAAAGCATTTCGATTTCAAGCTTCTTAGCCATAGAACGGAGCATGTTTGCCACTAGGAATTTAGTAGCATCCATGAAAGCCTTCTGACCACCGAGAGCAGCACGAGAAGC